TGACGACAGCGGCGTGACCAAAAAGGTTACGGCCGGACAGCTCAAGGGCGACTGCGTTCGTGCTGGGCAAAACAACGCCCTGAGCAGCGCTGTCGCCACCCGCATCGGCACGGCGACCAACCAGCTTCTCGGCTTCTGGAATGCCGCGCCTGTAGATCAACCGGCAGTCACGGCGGATCTGCTTGACAGCTTGCAAGAGGTCGGCCTCATCGCCGCTGGCGCGGGCGATACTCCGCTCAACCTGAGCGCTGGTGCGTTGACCTGCGGCGCCATCACGGCTGGCGCGACCGGCGTTGCCTCTTTGGCCGCCACTGGTGCCGTGACCGCCGCTTCGGTGGCCGCCACGGGTGCGGTGACAAGCAGCGGCACCGGCGGCATTGGCTATACCACAGGAGCGGGCGGGACAGTAACGCAAGCAACCAGCCGCACGACCGCCGTTCAGATTGACGACATCTGCGGCAGCATCACGATGTTCAGCGCAGCAGGCTCGACCACGGCGGCGACCTTTACGGTCAACAACTCCACGGTGGCCATTAACGACGTTGTCATCTTGAACCAGCGCAGCGGCACCAATCCCTACGAGTTCGTCGTGACGGCCGTGGCCGCAGGTTCTTTCAACATCAACTTTCGTAGCATTGTGGGCACGGCAACCGACGCGCCGGTCATCAACTTTGCCGTCATCAAGGCAGTCACCGCTTAATGGCATTAGAAAGTCCAGTGCAGCGTGACGGCGACCGAGGGTTCCTCGGCTTTGCCTCACGTCTTAATCCGCTGGCGCTGCCCGCTGGCATGTTGCAGGACTCCGTGAACATGCGCCTTGATCGCGGCGTGGCGCAGACGCGCAAGGGCGCGAAGCGGCTGGCCAGCGACATCTCGGTAAGCGGAACGCCGCTGACGGTGCCGTTTATCCTAGAGCCAGCGCCCAACGAGAAGATCGTCCGCGCTGTCTACGACGGCGGCATCTTTACTTCGGCCCTCATGCTTCTGCCTGAGGAGAACATCGGCACCGAGGCGGTGCTGCTGGCGGGACCGGACAGCGTCTTCACCTACATCACCGACAGCGCACTCGACATCACCTCGGCCGGTGCGGCAGCCGTGCTGGCGGTCAGCGCCACGGAGAACCTCGTTACCGACACCAATGATGAACTGCTGGTCATTGCCCTGCCGCCTGAGATTAGCCTGCCGACCACGCCGGACGAGATCATCGAGCCGACCGACAAGGTTTCTATGCTTCAGGCTTACAATCGCCTGTATCTCTTCCGTGAGGCCGACCGCAATCAGGCCGGATGGGGAACTAATTTTACCAGCGCACAAGGCATTGAGGTCTCTGGCACTGTCGCAACTGTTTATGTGGACGCTCACGGCTACGAGCAAGGCGCCCGCGTCCGCATTGAGGGCGGTGCGGCGGCAGCCTTTGCGGGACACGAATACAACATCGCCTCGGTGATCGACGCTGATCGCTTTACCATTGAGGTGCCGAGCGGCACCCCAAGCGAAGCCGGTGCCAACACTCAGGTGCGCAGGGTTAAGCCGCCGCTCTACTGGGACGGCAACCCCGCCAACGATTTTATCCGCGCACCGGCCGGTGTGCCCGCCGAGGGACCGACCTACAAGCGTATGCGCTCGGTGCCGTGGGCGGCCTATGTCAACAACCGGCTGATCCTTCCAGACGGGCGCCAGAACGTAATGATTTCCGACGTGCTCGACCCCGATCTTTACGATCCGTTTTGGGCGTCGTTCCGCGTGGGCAAGGGCGGGAACGATTACATCGTGGCCGTGCATCCGTGGGTCGAGGGAACGGTTTTGGTCTTTTGCCGCAAGAGCATCTGGCTTGCAACGATTTCTCAGGTCGCAGCGACCGGAGGCAACGGCTTCGACATTGACTCAGCGGTGAGCAAATTGGAGCTGCTCACCGACGAGATCGGTTGCTCGGCGCGGCGGACCATCGTGACGGCGGGCAACTTCGTCTACTTTCTTTCCGACAGCGGCGTCTATCGCCTCGATGCGCGACTCGATCTCAAGCTGCGCGGAGACACCAAGCCTCTCAGCGACCCGATTGCCGACAAGCTGCAAACGCTCAACACCGATCTCATCGAGGACTCGGTCGCCGTCTACCAAGACAATCGCTACTACCTCGCCGTCCCGCTGGCTGACAGCACGGACAGCAACGACGGCGTGTTTATCTACAGCCAGCTCAACGAGCAGTGGGAAACGGAAGACATCTATGGCTTCGGCGTGAATAACTTCTTGGTCGGCAACGTGGCGGGCGAGCGGCGCATTATGATTACCAACCGCGCCGGATACCTCATGCTGCTCAACCAGCGCGAGGACGGCGACGACAGCCCCGACACCACAGTCAATGTCGTGTCGCCGGTTCCGGCCAGCATCCGCACCCGCCGCTACGACTTCGGCGACATGCACTCCAAGCGGTTCCTTCGCACGATTGCCGATGTGGTCATTCCGGCTGGGGCGAGCATTACGACCAAGATCAAAACGATCAACCCCGACGTGGAGGACGCCACTATCGGCACGCTGACCAACACTTCCGGCGGTCTGGAGGACTACAACGCCAAGTCACCGATCCGCTACAAGGCTCACGCCGCCGAGATACTTTACGAGACAAACAACGGTCGGCCAGAAATCCGTGGGGCCAGCATTGAAGCATCGCCCAAGAGCAACCCGCCGACTGAGACACGCAACGCAGCTTAACAACTAAGGAGCAAAATCATGGCAACTGTAACAGCAAGCAAAACATGGGTGAGCGGCGAGACCGTAACCCCAGCCGGACTTAACCTAACCGCAGCACCAACCGTGGCGTTCAGCACCGCCGCCGACACGGACGACGCCACGCTGGAAGTAAGCGGTGGAAAATTTCGCGTCAAAGACGGCGGGGTGACCAACGCAAAGCTCGCCACCGGCATTGACGCCAGCAAGCTCACGACCGGCACGCTGCCGATTGCGCGTGTTGCAGATGCGGCGGTGACACCGGCAAAGCTGTCGCAGCCACTAACCCTGCGCACAGCAGTCCCAACAACTTCGGGAACCTCGATAGATTTTACCGACATTCCTTCGTGGGTGAAGCGGATCACCGTAATGCTCAGTGGTGTCAGCTCAACCGCAAGCAGCAATTTGATGATTCAGCTTGGAGACTCTGGAGGATTTGAGATTTCTGACTACACAAGTCTTGCGGCGGTGGTGAATACATCTGCTGGCACGGACGCCGATGTATTTACCACTGGCTTGGGACTCACGAGGGGAGGAACAGCAAGCACCTTGTATAGTATTGTTTGCACGATCAGCCTTCTCAATCCGAGCACCAATACATGGGTGTCTGGCACTAATGGTGTGGCCTCAACTTTGACCGGTGTCTTCCACGGCTCTGGCGTAAAAAGCCTGTCAGGCACTCTAGACCGCATCCGCTTAACAACTGTGGGCGGCACAGGAACATTCGACGCAGGGACCGCCAACATCATGTATGAGGGCTAAGACCCCATGGCAACTAGCCCACAGCACCGCAATGTCAACCGGCGTGACGCCGGAAGAGTGGGACCGGCGCCTCGGCCGGTGTCTGGCCAGCGGCTGGGTCATCTCCACACCGACAGAATTTCTCGCCTTCCATGAAACAGAATACCACGACCAACCGGCGTATTTCGTCCTCATGGCAGCAGGCGGCGGCGGCAACGTGCTCGCTCGGTTCATGCGCTATGCGCCAGAGCCGAAGCCGTGGGTGCTGTGGTGCCGCAACAACGAGTCGCGCATCCGCGCATTTCGATACGAACAACTAAGCAAGAAAGCAGGGATATAACTATGGGATTTGGAGGACAACAAGCATCAGCGCCGACACTCGACCTCGGCCAATCATCAGACCTTCTAAGAACGCAACTCCGCATCCAGCGCCAAGAGCTGCCGCGCATGGCGAGGGCCGCTGGTGACGCCAGCCGCGAGCAATACCGCTCCAACATCGACTTCGGCCTCGGCCTGCTCGGTGACGCCAGCTTGCGCCAACGCTACGAGGCGGCGATGCCCGACGAGATGCGGCGCCGCAATGCGCTCTTGGCACAACTGGACGCGGCCGACACTTCCTCGCCGGAATACACTCGCCTGCAAGCGCAGTTGCAGGGCGCGGTCGGCGAGCGCGCCGGTATGCTCTCGGCGCAGGACGAGCGGGACGCCACGCAGCAGGCGCGGGCGGCCATGGCGGCACGCGGCATGGCCACGGGCAATGCTGGTATCGGTGCCGAGTTGCTTAACCGTGATCGCTACGTCCAGCAACGCCGGGCACAAGACCTCGGCATCCTCGGCCAGTCCGCCCAGCTCGCCGAGCAGGAGCGTGCGCGGCGAATGGGTCTCGGCCAAGACAGCTACAACTTCGCGCTGTCCAGCAACCCGAACATGATGGCAATCGGTGCTGGGTCGCCCTACGCAAACCTGACGCAAAACTCGATGCAGATGGTCGGCCAAGCCCGAGGGCTGGAGCCGATGTATTCGGGTGGGCAGTTTAGCTCGGGTGGAGGCGCGGGGGCAGCAATGGGCGCTGGCGGCGCATTGCTTGGCGCTGGCGTTGGCGCCCTATTGGCCGCTCCTACTGGCGGCATGAGTGTCCCCATGGGCATGGCTTTAGGAAGCTCGCTTGGCGGTGCCACCGGAAGCCTCGGCGGGTCGTTCTTTAGATAACAACAGAAAGAAAAACATAATATGACACCAGCACAGTTTTGGCAGCTAGAACAGCAGAACCAGCAGAACCTGCAAAGGCAGGGGCAGCAGAACACCAACAACATGGTCTCTGCGATTTCGCAGTTTGCGGAGATGTATCAGGGCATGGAAGACAAGAATGCCGCATTAAAGGGAATGGATACCGCAATGGGATCCTTGGCCGACATCGGCGCTTTGCCCAAGGGGTTCTTAAACAAATACAACCAACTAGATGACCAGACCCGCCCGTTCATCTACCAAGCCTTGGTTCAGCCCATGTTCCAGTCCTTCCAAAAGAAACAGGGATACAAGGATTATGCGGAGGTAATGAGCGGATTGTATGGTGGCGGCGGTGGTGGAGCACCCGGCGCTGGCTCCGACTTCTTTGATTTCTAAAAATGGACGCGCTAACCAACACCAATGCGCCGATGATGTATGATCTTCGGCGGTTCGCCAACGAAGTCATGGGAGTGCGCGGCGTGCGGATGCGCACCGACTCGCCTGAGTTCAAGTTCATTGCCGACCAAGCCAAGAAGTTTAACGACATGCGGATGCAGGCTTTGTCTGCTAGTCCGCAATCCGAGCCTAAGTTCATGTCCATCACCAATCCCGAGGGGCGCGTGATCGACGTGCTTATCAAGCCTAACGGTGAACCGATGGTCATTGAGCCGAAGACGCTGAACACTCAGCAGGGAATGTTCACGATGGCAAACGCGACAAACGCCGCGCCCATCATTGATCCGCGCACCGGGCAGCAAGTGAAAGGATATGCCGCAGGAATTGACCTCGGCGAAGACGCCGCGCCGCTTGGCACCTACACGCCGGGACAGGCGACTCCGCAGCAAACACCCGCGCCATCCCCCGCACCATCTGCTGCTCCTGCACCGTCACCGCAAGCCCCGCAGCAGGCTCAGTTTGTTCGCGTTGTGTCACCAGACGGCAAGACGGGCATCATTCCGTCCAACCAAGTTGACCAAGCAGTAAAACAAGGATTCCAGTTGGCGCCTTAACATGGTTGTCGATTTCATCCCAGACGACACCGCAGCCACCGGATCTCCCGATCCATTGGACGCGCCCCCGATTGATTTCGTTCCAGACGACGACTTCGGCGTGGGGTTTGTCGCGGATGCGCCCGATGTTGAGCGTGACAATGTAGTCATTAGCACGCTAGGCAATATCTCCAACGCTGGAAGGCGCGGCTATCTCCAAAGCCGTCTTGCCACAGAGCTTTCGCAGGAGCAACCCGATGCAACCCGGGTCATAGAACTCCAGTCTGCCATGCGGGAAGTCATGCCGTCGCCCGAATATATGGCGGCGATGAATGACGAACTGACCCCGGCCGAAAGCTGGAATGCGTTTGTCAGCAATCCCGTCTCCGTGATGGGCGAATTGCTCACGGAATCGCTCGTTTCTTTTGGCGAGCAGATGGTCGACAAGGGGCCGGCCAGCCTCATCGTAGGCACGGCGGCCGGAACGGCAGCGGGCGCCCCCGTTGCTGGCATCGGCGCAATCCCCGGCGCGGCAGTCGGGGCACGGGCAGGATTGACCCAAGCCGCATTCTCGGCCAGCCGCGCATTGGAGGCCAGTGATGGCATCCTTCGCTCGCTGGAGGAAGCGGGCGTTCCCATGAACGATCCGCAAGCGCTGTCCGCCGCCCTGCAAGATCCCGAAAGGATGCAAGTGGCACGCGAGTTTGCCGACAAGAAGGCTATTCCCGTTGCCGTTTTTGACGCCGGAAGCATGTTGCTCGGTGGTCGCTTGCTTGGGCAAAAGCCGGTTAGCGTTATGAAAAAGATCGGCCGTGGCGCCATCGAGACAGCGTTCCAGTCGCTGCTTGGCATGGGCGGCGAGGCCACTGGACAGCTTAACCAAGAGGGCCAGATCACCAGCGGCCGAGCCATCATTGCTGAAGGTGTCGGAGAGATTGCTCCCGGCATGGCAGAGGTCGCTATCGGGACAAGGTTGCAACAAGCAGAGAGTCGCGGGATACCGCAACCGACCGCCCCCGTGGACGTGGAGTTGACGCAACCCGGCATGAACATTCCGGCAGCGGCGGCGCCTATGGAGCAGCCAGCCGCAGAGTCTCCCGCCCCAACCTCAACCCCGCTAGACCGCAGCGGCAACATCCCCGAGCCGTCGCCCCTGCCAGAAGGCGGCGAAGCCAAGCCGCGCACCTTTGAACAGAAGGCCATGGAGTCAGACGCCATTACGCCGGCAGCCAAAGAACAGCTTGGCAGCTTCTATGGCTCTTACACTTTCCCGCAGGCAGTGCAGGCGGCCAAGGATTGGGTGAACACCAACGGGCTTGACGCTGCGCAGACGCGCATCCGTGAGTTCGTGCAGACGAAAGTTCTCCCCTCGCCCGTGGACATTGCCATAGGCATGGAGGCGGCCGGCAAGCTGGGCGCGCTCGGCGAACACGACAAGCAGGCAGCGCTTGTCATGGATTTGAGCGAGATCGGAACGTCAGCCGGTCAAGCCATCAGCATTTACCAGTTGCTTCCGCGCATGACGCCGGAAGGCATCACCGTCTTTGCACAAAAGCAGATCGGCAAGTATATCGGATCATTGCCCGAAGACAGGCAGAAGCAAATCCTCGCCGACCAACAGGCAGTGCAAGGAGTGCGCGGACAGCTTGGCAACATGCGGACAGACTTTGCCAACAAGGCCATTGGCGAGACTCCCTATGGCGGCGAGACAATCAAGGCCCGCGTGGGTCGCCGCATTGGCGACAAGACGGCAGCGGAGGCCCTGCTTGTCGGGGCGCGCGACGTGTTGCTCAAGGCCGACAACCGCGACATGGCCAAGGATTCCGTCTTGGAAATGTTTGTGGGTGCTGGCATCTCCAAAAGCGAGTCACAGTCGCTGGCCAAAAATCTTACGGACGGTTTTTATTCCTCGATGGCTGCGGGGCGGCGGGAATTGGCCGCCACGCTGGCGCCTCAAGCCAGCAACAAGAAGGCTATTAGCATGTTGCAAGACAGGCTTAAGGCCGGCGACATGACGGACTCTGAGTTTGTCTCTCGCGTCTCGCAGTCCAAGAGCATCCCGACGCTAACGCCAGAGGTTGCGGCGAAGCTAAAGGATTACGCCGCGCAATACCAGAAGGCCACGGACCCCGACATCCAAATGGTGATCGGCGCCAAAATGTATGAGGAAATTGCCAGCCTCGTTCCCAATGACGTTTTTGGAAAGATGCGCGCGACCAGCTATCTTACCATGTTGTTCGCCCCGAAGACTTGGATTCGGAACATCGGCGGCAACACGGTGCAATGGATCGCCAACGCGGGGAGGGACGCGGCGATTGGCTATGTGGTGGACCCGCTGACGAGCATTGTTCGCGGCGACAACAAGAGCACATCCTCTGGGCTGGGCGCCCTTTCACGTTTAAAGGGTCTAGCGGCGCCCGTCTCTGACCTCAAAAAAGGTTATGACTGGAACAAGAAGCAGAACCCGCAGGCCAATGTGCTACAAAACTCGCGGGCGGCATTGAGCCACCTCCGCGTGTTGTCCAAGCTCACCACGCAGAACAAGTGGGAACTTGTTGATGTGAAGGATGTCGGGCGGCGCATGTTTTCCAGCAAGTTCATGCAGATGTTTGAGTCCACGCTTTCCGTGGCTCTGGGCGCTCCCGACCGTGCGTTCTACATGTCGCAGTTCAAGGCTTCGCTGGCACAGCAAGAGGCGGCAGCCAAACAGAACGGCGAGTGGGGCGGACAGATTACGCCCGACATGTATGAGGCTGCCGTGGCCGACGCGATGTATGCCATCTACCAAGACCCCAACCGT